AAAGATTCTGATTTGGCAACCGCTGATTCAGACAAACCAACCGAAGGAGACCAAGTGTCTGACACTACCGCTCCTGCTCCTGCCGTTGAAGAAGCGGTAGAAGCAGCCAAAGTAGAAGCTGCTGCTCCAAAGCCAGCGTTCTACACAACCCCTCGCCTTGAATTTACAAAGGCAAAATACCTAGAGATGAGCGTTCGCGCTGCTCTTGGAAATGACGATGCTCGCGCTTATGTCCGCGCTGCAGATGACACCACAAGCAACAACGCTGGTCTCATTCCAACCCGTCAATTAACTGAGGTAATTAACCCTCTATCAAATGCTGACAGACCGATTGTCGATTCAGTATCTCGCGGCGTTCTACCAGATGCAGGAATGTCTTTCGAGATTCCAAAAATCACAGCAGTCCCAGTAGTTCAAGAAGAAGCTGAAGCAGATGCAATTATTGAGACAGGAATGACCAATAGCTTTCTAACAGTAAATGTTAAGAAGTATGCAGGCGGTCAGACCTTCTCCGTAGAGCTTTTAGATCGCTCCTCTCCAGTATTTTTTGATGAGCTAGTTCGTCAAATGGAATACGCTTATGCAAAGGCAACAGATGTTGCAGTTGGAACTGGCTTGATTGCTGGTGGAACTGATGGCGGAAACCGCACAATGTCAGCTGCTAACTTGCTTGATTTCGTATCAGATGCAGCAGTAAGCATCTACTCAGGAACTCTTGGATTCGCACAAAATATCTGCGTATCACCTGACCAATGGGGCGCAATTATGAACCTCAATGATTCTGGCCGTCCGATTTATCAGGCAGTTATTAACCCAAGCAATCAGGTTGGAAATCTTGCACCTAATTCCGTTACAGGAAATGTTGCAGGTCTAAACCTACGCGTAGCTCGCGTTTTAACTAGCGGAATTGGTGACGACTCAATCATCATCATCAACCCAGATGCATATACTTGGTATGAATCATCTCGCTTCCGTCTCCAGACCAATGTGGCTCTAAATGGCCAAGTCGAGGTCTCTTACTACGGATACGGCGCACTAGCAACCAAGGTAGGCGCTGGCGCTTATCTATGGAAGGTTGCATAGTAATTCCAAATAGTGACGGCCAGTCCGCTCCCGAGCTGGCCGCTCACCTAACTGCTTGAAAGGATGACGAAATGCCAACAATAGTTACGGCTACAGAGCTTAGGACAATTCTTGGCGTTTCGTCATCCCTATATTCAGATGCTTATCTTGGCGACATAGTAGATGCCTCGGAAAATCTAGTTCTCCCAATGCTAGTTACTTTTCAGAGCAAGATTAACAAAGTAAGACTTGAAGATAATATTGCTTACTTCATTACCGCAACAATTCACGAATTTACCCAAGGTCAATCCGTAGTCATTACAGGATGCGGATCACCTTTCAATGGAACTCATACAGTTTTAGCAGATGGATTATCAGATTATGAATTCGCCGTTGCAATCACCAATGCAGACATATTGGAGAAGAATGTTATCCCAGCAGGAAACGCTGCGCTATCTGGATTATCGACCTATGTCGGAAACCCCAATGCTGAAGCTGCTATTTTGGCTATCTCCGTTGAAATCTTCCAATCCAGAACCGCTGCTGGTGGATCAATCGAAGGCGTAGATTTTGCAGTTACTCCTTACCGCCTATCTAAGAATTTACTTGCTAAAGTAACTGGCTTACTTGGCCCTTATATTGATGTTGAAACGATGGTCGGATAATGCCAGCATCAACAATTGCCACAGATGTTAGAGGCGCTATTAAAACCGCCTTGGCTGGTGTTACGGCTAATATCTACGATGCCGTCCCAGAAGCACCAATAGTTCCAGCAGTAATTTGCATCCCAGACTCGCCCTATATGGAGCTTGAAGTCTTAGGCAAATCAACTACTCGCGTTAAATTAAATTACACCATAACTGCTTGCGTTGCGTATTTCAGCAACGCCGCTGCTCTCGACAACTTAGAGCAATTAATCATCAGTATTCTTGGAGCGCTAAACGCTTCCAAGTATGAGTTATCAATAGTCGAAAGACCTTCGGTAACAGAAGTAGGAACTACAACCCTGCTAGTTTCAGATATACGCTTGAGCGTCCGCTACGAGCAAACCGCATAGGAGACCCAAATGCCAACAACAGTAATAACTGGGCGCGATGTAACCTTTACACTCGATAGCGCTAGCTACGACGCCCAAGCAACAAGCGCAGTCTTATCCTGCGACACAATTATCGAGACCTATCAGACCCTTGATGGTCGCGCTTATAAGTCCGTTGATAAGCAATGGACATTTACAATTGAACTGCTGCAAGATTGGGGAGTTGCAAGCTCTTTATTTGAGGGAATGTGGGCTGATGCTGAAACAAACCCTAACACCACACTAGCAGTTTCATTTACTGCCGTAACTGGCGCAGTATTTACTTTCAATGTATTGCCAATCTTTCCAACTGCTGGCGGAGCTGCTCCAGGAGCGCTTACCGACACTTGGACGATGACAGTCGTTGGAACACCAACGGAAAACTTTGCCTAATAGATCGGAGCATCGGGAGCTATGAAAATTTCAATCACAATTAAATATAGCTCGGGCGAGTCAGCAACTTATCAGGCTGGCTTGCCAGAGTGGGCTAAATGGGAACGCAAGACAGGTAAGTCCATTTATTCGATGAAGGATATTTCGGCTTACCAGCAAGCGGACTTCTTAGATCTTGCTTACTTTGCCTATAAGCGCGAAGCAGCAGGAAAGCCAACTAAGTCTCAGGAGATTTGGGAGCTAACAGTCGAAGAGATGACGATTGGAGATGAAAGCCCAAAAGTTACGAGTCCGGAAGCATCAACCGACTAATAGTCGAGATTGCAATAGCAACTGGAATACCGATGACTTACTGGACGGATATAGATCAAGTCTTAACGGCGATAGAGATATTAAAGGAGCGTAGCGGTGGCAGATGAGTTACCAATCAGCTATGACAAGCGCGAACTCCGCTCAATCATTACCGCGTTTAAAGCGATGGATGATGAAGCCGTTAGCCAAGCTAAACAAGAATCTAGCGCGCTGGCTACTTACGCAGCCAACGAAATTAAAGCCTATGGACTTACCAGAACCTTTGGCCAAGAAGCAGTCCGCAGAATCACTACAGGCGTCAAAGTATCGGCCAGTTCTAAAATCGGAGAGTTCTCATACGGATTTGCTAGTCAGCGCTTTTCTGGTGGCGGTAGCACACAAAAACTCTGGGCAGGTTATGAATTTGGATCTAATCGCTTGCGTCAGTTCCCCAGAAGAACACCCAGCAAAGGTCGCGGCAATGCTGGCTACTTTATCTACCCAACCCTTCGTAAGATTCAGCCTGAATTGATAAAGAAATGGCAAGAAGCATTTTCCAAGATATTGAAAGAGTGGGATAAGTAATGGCTGGAAGTAGAACACTTAAACTCTCGATTCTTGCTGATGTTGCTGATCTTAAGAAAAATCTTGATACTGGCTCTAAAGAGGTTGAAGGCTTTGGCGGTAAGTTAGAGAAGTTCGGCAAAGTCGCAGCAGCCGCCTTTGCAGCAGCAGCGGCAGCAGCAGCGGCTTATGCAGTCAAGTTAGCCGTTGATGGCGTTAAAGCAGCTATTGAAGATGAAGCTGCCCAGCTTCGTTTAGCCAATGCCCTTAAGAATGTTACTGGTGCAACAGATGCACAAATTAAATCTATAGAGGAGCAGATATTAAAAACCTCATTAGCTACTGGCGTTGCTGATGACCAATTGCGTCCAGCTCTTCAGCGCCTAGCAGTTGCCACAGGATCAGTAACTGAATCGCAAGATTTATTAAACCTAGCCTTAGATATTTCAGCTGCTACTGGTAAAAGTGTAGAGGCAGTATCTAATGCTTTAGGTAAAGCGTATGAAGGCAACACAGGCTCTCTAACCCGATTAGGCGTTGGATTATCAGCTGCCGAAATTAAGACACTTGGATTAGAAGGAACAGTAAAGCAATTAGCCGAGACTTTTGGTGGGGCAGCTACAGTCCAAGCCAATACTTTTGAAGGTCAGATTGCTAGACTTAAAGTGGGCTTTGACGAGGCTAAGGAATCAGTTGGAGCTGCTTTATTGCCTACTCTGCAAAAGCTTCTAGATTACTTTATCAACACAGTTATTCCTAAATTTATTGAGTTTAAGGATGCAGCACTTAAACCAGTAACTGATGCAATTGCTAGAAATAAAGATTCCTTAACTATTCTTTATAACTTTATCAAAGACTTTGTAGTTCCGGTATTGATCAACAATCTTGGCTCGGCACTTAGCTTTATTGGCAAGGTTGCTGGTGGAGTTCTTGATGTAATTGGCTTTGTAGTTAATGGAATTAAAAGTGCAGTAAATTTTGCAATTGATGCAATTAATGTCCTCATTCGCGCTTATAATGCCGTTCCACTTCTGCCAAATGTAGCGACTATTTCTAAGCCTTCATTCTCAGTCCCAAGCACTCCAAGCAGTTCAAGCCTTCCAAAGATTGCAACTGCTCCAAGTCCTAGTCTGCCTCCTGCACCTAAACCATCTACTACCCCAAGCGCGCCATCAGGATCAGCAGTCAGCACTCCCTCAACGCTAGTGCCAAGCGGTAATGCAATCCCATCTGGCTTTGATGTTGCAGCTGCTCGGCGCGGCGAAGAACGCGGAAATGTTATTGTCAATGTTAATGCTCCATCCGCTATTGATGAAGAAGGATTTACTCGGGCAGTTATTTTGGCGCTCAACAACTCCACTAATCGCGGAACTACTGGCGCTGGCGATCTTAGGACTTCGGCTCAAATCCTATGACCCTTTGGACTCCCGATTGGAAGATTTTAGTTAATGGCAGCGAATTAACCTCGGTTACTTTAAGCAACCTTACTATTACCTCTGGCCGTCAGGATATTAACTCACCTACTCCAGCAGGGTATTGCTCGCTAGAAGTAATAAATACCGATGGCACTAATTATGATTTTAGTATTAACACCGCAGTAACTATTGAAGTCAAAGATACGACTGGCGCTTATGTGGCCATTTTTGGCGGTCGCGTTTCAGACTTAAGACAAATAGTCCGCAGCGCAGGATCTAGCGCAGTAATTACTAGCCTAAGAATTACCGCCATTGGCGCATTGGCCAAAACACAAAGAGCAATATTTGATGGCAATTTGGCTGAAGGTTTAGACGGCGCTCAAATTACAGACTTGCTGGATGATTTATTGCTTGCCAGTTGGAATGAATTGCCACCAGCGGAAACTTGGGCAACTTACAATGCTACAGAGACTTGGGCACAAGCTGGCAATATCGGCTTTGGCGAAATTGACGCTGGCGAATATACGATGGTCAGCCGTCAAATTACGGATAGCGTCATTTACCCAATTATCAATCAAATTGCTAGCTCGGCGCTTGGTTATATGTATGAAGATGCCAACGGCAATATCAACTACGCGGATAGAAGTCATCGCCAAGATTATTTGATAGCCAATGGCTATACAGACTTAGACGCTTCTCACGCAATCGCTTCTGGTATCGGGATTATTAAACGCCAAGGCGATATAGCTAATAGAATTATTATGGATTATGGCAACAATTTTAATAGCTCTTATACTGCCCAAGATACAGAATCTCAAGATGAGTATGGGCTATTTGCCGAGCAATTTAATAGTTATGTAAAGAACGCGGCAGATGTCGAGGATGTAGCAGATCGCCTTATCCAGCTTAGGGCTTGGCCTAGAAATACCTTCCAATCAATTACCTTCGCCCTGCAATCGCCAGAGATTGATAACGCTGACCGAGATGCCTTATTAAATATATTTATGGGTATGCCAGTCAGGATTACCAACCTGCCTCTTAATATCCTAGGTGGCGAATTTACTGGCTTTATCGAAGGCTGGACTTTTAACGCTTCCGTTTCGGGCCTATCAGTTACCTTTTTGGCTACCCCAACAGAGTTCTCGGCCTTTGCCCAACAATGGGCTCAGGTCAATGCAGCAGAAAGCTGGAATAGTGTGCTTAATACATTAGAATGGCAAGATGCGATAGGAGTTATTAGCTAAATGGCCAATACAACAAATTACAACTGGGAAACCCCAGACGATACGGATCTAGTCAAGGATGGCGCAGCTGCCATCAGAACGCTTGGCAATTCAATTGACACTACAACAAAGAACCTTAATCCTGAAACTACGCTTGGGGATATTGCTTACCGCTCAGCGACAAGCAACACAAACACTCGCTTACCAATTGGCACTTCTGGTCAAATTTTAGCGGTTTCAGCTGGAGTTCCTGCTTGGATTAATAATGATCAGGGCGATATAACTGAAGTTCAAGCTGGCACAGGTATTTCAGTAGCAAGTGGCGCAGGGCCAATTCCAACAGTTTCGATTAATACTGCCGTAACTGCTGATTTAACAACTGCCCAAACTTTAACGAATAAAACTTTGACTTCACCAGTTTTAACTACACCGACAATAAGCACTATAGATGCCAAAGGTGATTTATTAGTCGGAACGGCTGATAACACTATAGACCGTTTAGCAGTAGGGACTAATGGTTTTGTTTTGACCGCCGATAGCACAGTCTCTCCAACAGGATTGAAGTGGGCTGCTGCTGCTGGCGGTGGCGGCAAAGTGTTGCAAGTAGTTTCGGCAGTTACGACAACTTCAACGGCAATTACAACACAATCAATGTCCGACACAACAATTACGGCAAACATTACCCCTACATTAAATACTTCAAAAATCCTAGTCATCATAAGTGCTCAGTCAGTAATTACTAGAAGTTCGAATGAAGCAATTGCTGGAGCTCAACTTTTACGCGGTGCAACTCAAATTGCAGATTACGGATCAACAAATAGAACAGATTACCAAGCAATTGCCGCTGGCGGTGCAACAAGCGTTGAATCCAGAAATGTTCAAAGTGTAGTTTTCTTAGATAGTCCAGCGACAACTTCTGCGACAACTTACAAATTGCAAGCTGGTGTCAATTCTAACTCAAATAGCGGAACAATTACTTTTCAGCGGAATAGTTCAGCTTCCACAATTACTTTGCTTGAAATAGGAGCGTAAAATGGCAGACTCAATTGATGTGTTAAATATGTTGTTGCCTAATGGCGGTTGGGTATTGGTGGGAAATCAATACGAAGGTATTGATTTTGTAGAGTGTGAGCCAATTACTAAAGCTCAATTTCAGGCAGGCTTTGCTAAATACGATGCTTGGAAAGCAGAACAAGATGCATCCAAAGTAGCTGCCAAAGAAGCAGCCGAAGCTAAACTTGCTGCGCTTGGCTTAGATGCAAATGATTTGAAAGCTTTGGGCCTTGGCTAGATTATGCGCAGCAGCTATTCAGCTTCGGGAGCAAATCGATGATGATTATCCTGATCGCGATAGGAAGTCTGACGGCTGGATTGCTGACGCTCGCCACCTTGCTAAAGGCAGTTCTGACCATATACCAATCGATGGAATCGTTAGAGCTTTAGATATTGATGCTGACTTATCAGCTCACAAAGAAGAGGCTTACGCGCTAGTTGAGAAGATTCGCAAGTTAGCTAAGAAGGGCGATAAGCGAATTAAATACATAATCTACGATGGAAAAATTATGAGTCCGATACTGGGATGGAAGCGCAGAGCCTATAAAGGCGCTAACCCTCACCGGTCGCATTTCCATATTTCATTCACAACTTTGGGAGACAAAGATGGCAGTTATTTCAACCTCGAAGGAGAAGCTAATGAGCGACTTAAAGAAAATGGCAGAGAGCTGGGCAAAGACATTCCTAGCAACGGCGCTAGCGACCTATCTAGCAGTCGGCCTAGATGTAAATGCAATTGCCAATGCGGCTCTCGTATCAGTCTTGCCTAGCATCATCAATTGGCTAAACCCTAACTACGAGCGATACGGCAAAGTCCGTTAATGGTTGCAGCTGAGCTAGCAACCCTAGTAGCCTCAGTATTAGGATCTATCGCCTTGCTGATTGCTGGACTTCGCTACATAATTAAATTGGAGAATATTCCAATAGTGTCGCGCCTTGATAAAATGGAGAGTCAGTTAGAATTGGCCCTAGCGAGAGGGGTCAGAAATGGCAACGCGAAAGCGCGTAAGTAAGAAGCGCCCTAAGAGGCGTAGAACTACTAAAGAAACACCTTTAACAAAGCTTGATTTCTGGGCTATCGCTGCCAATGAAGTTTATAAAGCTTGTCGCCGAGCTGGTATGGATGAAGGGACTTCACTTGCTTTCGCTATGGATCGCAGCTCTTATCCTGATTGGATAGTCCCTGCTGATGACCCAATTAAGAAGATTGGTTGGGAAGATGGCGAGGAAGATAACTAATCTACTTTCGAGAGGTTGAGCTCTTTGAGGCTCTCAAGTCGCTTTATCCAGACTTGACGCCTTTATCAGCGACCGACCGAGCGGATGGCGTAACCCATAACGCATTTCTTGAACTTAAGTGCCGCCGAACGCATTACGATACTTTGATGATTGAAAAGAAGAAATGGGATTATCTGGCCGATATAAGGGCTAGGACGGGCGCTAAGACCCTATATATTAATTCGACACCTAGAGGGGTCTATCAATGGGACTTAGGGGCTATAAGCCAGCCTGAGTGGGCTCTAAAGCGCCTTCCTATAACGACCGACTTCGCCAATAAAGCAACGAACGAAAGACTAGCTGGCTTCTTAGATATTCGCCACGCCGAGCTCTTGCTTGTCTAAATAGATTTAAGCAAATACATTTAACCCGTTAATCCATTTACGGATTACAGAACGGGAGCAAAATGGTAAATAAAGTAACCCTAATACGATTTGATTCTCAAGCAGGGGCTTGGACTGACGAGACAAATTGGGTTAAGGGATCAATAATAAGACGATTCGCTAAAGAGCGGATGGGTAAGAAGCAGCTGCGAGGCCGTTTATCTAAGGCTGAAATCTCTGCATATTGGCTTGATAAATATGGGGTGAGTGCAGATGTTGCCTAATTTATCTGATGAAACAGTAGTAGGAATAATTATTGGCGTTCCATTTATCGGCCTTTACTTATGGGCTCTTTGGACTTCAGCCAAAGCTAAAGCCTTTAATGAAGGATATAAGAGAGGCAGGTCAAGTGTCCGATACACAGAAATCGTTAAATGAATGGCTTGAAGAAGCTGGAAACACATTATTCGACAGGGGCATCGAGTATGGCGACCCGAGGCACAATTTACTACGCATTTACAAAATCAGTAAAGCACTCGGTATTCAGCTCAGAGACCCATCTGACTTGGCAATTATTGCTATCGCGACCAAGCTCTCAAGAATGGTGGAGAGTCCAGAGCGCGAAGATTCGTATCTCGATCTCATTGGATACGCCGCTATCTTGGGTCGATTACGATTTTCAACACCAGAAGATTGGGACGACATTGAGTCTGACTCGCAATCATAATTCCAACCAATACTGCGATTTATGCAAATATCGCTGGGGACAAAATAAGAATGGCTGGGATTTAAGAGCTATGACTCCAGCAGTCTGGAAAGTCCAAAGCGAGACACCACTACGCAAAGCGCAGGTTAGGTTCTATTGTCAGCCTTGCGCCGATGATGTTCAGAACTGGCCAGATGGCACATTTTATTCATTAAAAGAACAGTTAGAAGATGCGATAAATGATTTCGCAGGGAGAGAGAAGTTAGATGTCGAATTACCTTGATGATTATGTAAGTGTCCAAGATAGATTAAAGGAGTTTATAAATGCTTACCCAGACTACAGAATTAAAACTCATATATTGGCAGAGTCGCTTGTCAATACTTGCGATGTTTATATTATTAAAACTGAGTTATATCGGACTGAAGCTGACGCTAACCCTTGGACAACGGGTTTATCCTCTGAGTCTAAGTCAAAGCAATACGCTCTCGAGCTTGCAGAGACTGGATCTCTGGGACGAGCACTTAACTTGGCTGGATACTTCGCAAAAGTTACTCAGAGCCCAAAGAAGCCAATTGAAACGACTAAGCCAGCGCTTGCGGAATTTATAAAAGAGCAACGGCCTAATGATCCTGAGCCGATTGTCTGGGATGTCGCACAGATAACTAAAGAATTTGGCGCAGAAATAATTGATGAGATTCCGCTTTGCTCTGGTGGCGATGGTCCAATGGTGCTAAAGACTGGCACAAAGGAAGGCAAGGAATATAGAGGTTGGGTCTGCCCTACTCCTAAGTCTGGTCATCCTGCTAAGTGGATGAGAGTTGGGTCAGATGGGCATTGGGTCTTTCAGAAATGAGAAGTGATGCTCATCCATTTATCTGCTCAGCTTGCAAGTTAGTTACTCCGCATATTGAGCTGCATAAATATGACGCTAGCGATATCGCAGAAGCACCTGAAGAAGTCTGGCTAGTTGAGTGCCAAAGGTGTTTTATGCAAAGAATTATTTACCCAGCTGATCGCGTAACTGCCAAAGAGGACGATATTGTCCGGTGCGACCAATGCGGTAAATGGAAGATGAAGGCGGCTAAATGTCGAATATGCCGATTAGCTGCTGGCCTTGAATCAATATCAGAACGCTATTGGACTGGTGGCGAGACTATGGAAAGGCCTTACAATGCCAATTTATGAATATCGATGCGATAAATGCGATAAAAAAAGAGAGCTAGTTGCATCAATAGTCCAGAAATATGAAGTAACCTGCGATAATTGCGATGTGCCTATGTGGCGCGTCTGGCATCCAACGCCAGCAATTTTCAAAGGAGAAGGATGGGCAGGGAAGAAGTAGGCAGACCCCATTCCGTTAAATATATCCGTCAATTGATGGAGTGGGGATTTGACAAGGAGTTTATTGCGAGGGATTGTGGTATCAATCTGGCATCACTTGAGACCAGATTAAGAAGAGCTGATGAAAGGGAGCGCAAGAATGGGGATCAAAGAACTGAGTCTGGAACTTGCAGCGGTGAGTCTAATAGCTGATGAGGCTAAGAAGGCCAAGGATAGGCTAAGAGCTGCGCTACAGACAGAGATGGACAAAATAGGTGCAGATCGCGTAAAGGCTGAGTATGGCGATGATGTGATTGCCTATGTAACGACCAGCAAGCCTAAATTTAAGTGGATAGTAAAGAACGATAAAGAGTTCGTTAAATGGGTAAAAGCCAATATGCCAAGCGAGCTAGTTGAGACAGTAAGGGAATCATCAATTGATGCGATATTGGATAAGTTTCATTACATAAATGGTGATGATGTTATTGATCCAAATGGTGAAAGAGTTGAATGGTTAATTGGCAGTATAGCTGAGCCTTATTTGGTAACTAAGTTCCATCAAGACGGCAAAGAAATGCTTAAGAACGCGTTTCAATCAGGCCAGTTAGAGTTTAAGAAAATATGGGAGTTAGAATGAAAGATGATATATACCCAATATGGAGAGATATAGATGATCATATAGATATGCCTGATGGGGTTGATTTCTAGTAAATACTAATAAAAGTTGTCCAAATAGTGAGATGAGGAGTAATCCAATGCTTAGAATATTTGACAAGTGCATTACCATAACGCCAAAGCGCGGGCGCATAGCTGGCCCTTTAGCGAAGGTGAGGCCAGCCTATTGCCTTTCGCTGATGCTACTGGCCTTTCAAGCTATATCTATTCAATCATCAGAAGCTAATATGAATCTCAAACTCTATGCTTACAATAAAATGGATTGGTCAGAATTCCAATGTTACAACTGGCTAATACATAAAGAGAGTAGATGGAATCCAAAGGCTCGCAATGGCTCGCACTATGGGCTAGGTCAGATGCGTTCTACTTGGTATAGAGACCTTACCCCTAGGCAGCAAGTCGATGCACACATTAAATACATAAGACATAGATACGCTGATGGTGGCGCTTGCGCTGCATTGCATCACCTTGAGACTAAGGGCTGGCATTGAGCAGAAGATATAACTCAACCTATTATCAAAAGACTAGATTGCAAGTGCTTCAACGCGATTACAATACTTGCCACTATTGTGGGCTGGAAGCCAATACAGTTGATCACTTAATACCGATAAGTAAAGGTGGCACTGATGAAGCTTCTAATATGGTCGCTTGCTGCTCTCAATGCAATAGTTCTAAGCGCGATCGTATGACCCCTACCTTTTTTGAGCGCGCATCTAGAC